ATTCTGATCTAACATAATCACCGTACCTATTTCATCTACAAGAATGTCAGCAATTTGATTATTTACAAGATTGTATGCTACCTGAAACGGTTTCATTAAATCAACTAGAGAAACAGAGCGCGTGTTACGGTCAGTAAATACTCTTCCTTCTACAGGAAGCTTACAACCATACATGGTATTATCACCTTTGAATTGGAATTTCATTGGTCTAATATGGTTCTGCATGATCCCCATATAGATTGGATTAATACCGCCAGGGTTATTCATACCCCAAAATGATGGCATGTTTGGTCCAATTTTAACACCACCCCAAACTTGATTAATCCAAATCCAGTCAATGTGCTCACCAAAGACTAAGTTATCTTTGGATTTGTTTCTCATAAACGTGGTATTATAAAGAGGTTTGTCTGTAATTGCATAAGTCTCATCAATGATCTCATTTATTACTTCACCGTTTTCACTAATTTTTGTAAGATGTCCTAACTTACGCTGAGATTTCCAATAACAAGTTGTTACACGTAATAAGTGTGCACTACCCATATCAAAGTAATCTTCTGATTCACCAAGGATCCAGTTGATAATATCTCCTCCATTATAAATGAAGTTAGTATACATTGATGTGAATTGACGGTATTCTAATGATGGTCTATTTGTATTCCAATCATGAGACTTAGTAGCATCATAATATGAACCATCATTTTGGTATCCTTGTATAGGATAACCGGCAGATCTTACAGGATAAATGGCTTCAAGAGATTCTAATTGGTCTTGACTCATCACCCAACCATACTTGTCAATTACATCCGCAACGGACATCATCTCAATTTTACCAACCCAGTTACCCTGAGATATGTATCTTACATCTGGAGATTTGTGGTAGAAGGTAAGAACTGGATTCCATAATTCAATGTTGTAGTCATCTTCAAGCATTTGGAAATGCCAGAACTCACGGTCTGTAATAAGCATTTCTTTAAAGGCCCGTTCTTCAAGCTCATCCATTTTGAATCTTTCTTCATCAATGATATGCTGTTTAGAAGCCCACTGCTCACACAAGGTACTATAACTCTTATTGTAAAAATCTTGTATTTCTGGTAGGGATTTAACGCTTTCAGGACTTGTTTGTTGTTGAAACTCTTCACTGTTAGGGTCAGCACCCATCTCAATCATTTTTGAGATAAGCTTTTGTTCTGCTTGTTTTACAAGAACATCTTCTATATCCGCAAGCTTACTAGTTAGAATCTCATTGTATGTGTATTCATCTACAGCGCGGAAGGTTACTCTCTTATTTCTTTTGGCAAACTCTGCTGTAAGTACTTTAACTACATTTGGAACAATTGGGTAAAACTTAAGTTCTAATGCTGCGGCATCTCCAGCTGCTAATGTTTCCACAATATCTCGGTACTCATTATCAGCTTCAACAACGTAATCTGTTCTGTCAATCAGACCTTCAGCAAGTTTATAGTTTTTCATTAACCTACGCGCATTTCTACGTATCTGTTTAAGTCCATTCCATTCTAACCAGTCTAAGTTCCATGCTGCCCATTCAGTATTCTTTTCTTTTTCAGGCAAAAACTGAAGAGGTTGAGTGATGCTAGCAAGACGATTGTATTCCGCCTTCTTACCACTCTTAAGCTGCATTCCGTTATATATTTCCATTATCTTATATTTCTAAATGGGTTTTTAGTAAACCTTTTTTGATCTTTATGGGGTGTATTATTTCCTATATGTCTAAAAGGGCTATTCTTTAATTTATACAAATTTTCTGACTTTTCCAAGTTATTGGAGGCTTTATCTACTCGTTTAGAGTATCCAACATTAGCTTGCTGTACCTTTACAAATCCAATTAAAGCAGCAAGAGCTACTAATCTATCCACGTTGACACCAGCTTGATAGTTTTGCATTTCTATTAAAGCCATGTAATCAGGTAGTCTTTGGATACCAAACTTTTTATTTATTATTGTTCCATCTTCTTCAGTACCGTGATCAATGACCTCTTTTAACCATTCAATCAAATAACTTAGTAAGTGATTTTTAAATAGTGTTCCTGTATTCTTCCAACCGTAATCTGAGTATACAGTTTTGTTAGACCCAGCTTCTTTAAGGAATACAATTTGATTCTTTGGTATTAGATACTTTTGTTTATTCTTTTCAATCATGTGGCGGATAAATAGTGAGATGTTATTCTCTACCAGTGTCCAGGCATTGTAGAACTCAATAAGCATTTCTAATCTTTCATGTGTTTCATTGATATCATCAAAACGTCCACACCAGGAAGCTACCACACCTTCTTCTTCTAGATAGTTTTCTATTCTACCATCCTCATGTACTTTAGTAACCTCTACTGCATTTTTGTAAATGTAAATAGAACATAGAGATTCTGATGTTGTTGTCTTACCTTCACTGACCGGATCGACTGATCCAATATAGGTTGCCCAACGTGCTGAAGGATCTGGTCTTTCATAAATGACAACTACGCCTGACTTATCTAGTCTCTTTTTATCTACAGGGAATTCCGTTATGGGTATTTTTCTTGACTTTTCAGCAAAGACTTTTCCATTGACATCTCTCTTTAGATCAACATATTCTACTGGATATTCTTTGTCTTCAATTCTTTTTTTCTGAGCTCCTACAAGCACAAGTGGAAACTTGGAGTCTTCACGGAAATCAAATGCTTCTTTGATATTGATTGGATGCTGTGATATACGCAGCTTATATTTTTCTGGAGTAAGATTCTTTTCCCATTCAGTGCGGATCTCATAGATCATCTCCAATGCTTTTTCTACTTCTGAATTACCATACTTATCTATACATGGTGGCATCATCCATTGCTCTGGTATAAAGAGTCCTGTTCTTCCAAAGGCCCAGTTCTCATCCATTAGGTTATGCTCTACAGCATAAATACCATTAGCATCAGGATGTAAAGTAAAATCTTTAAGTGGATTACATTGTGATAAATCTCCTACGGATCCCGCAGCAATAAACATTCCTGTTGTAATTTGACCTGACTGCATGGCCGGGCGGATGTACTCAAATGTAATATCCATCTTTGGAGCAATGCCCGCTTCCTCATAAAAGAAGTAAGTACACGGACCCCCTACACCTTTTGTGTCTGATTGCTCAAAAGACATACCTTGTAACATGCCTTTGAGACCCTTTTCCATTTTACGACCATTGTCAACTACTTCAATCTTTTGTTGCCAAGTCAAAACTTTACCTGGATTCATAGGACGGTACCACGCGGTCTTAGAATTTAAGAATGCTTTATACTCATCCAAGAATTTCCATGATCCTTCTAGACTAATGTAATCTTTAAGGGATGCTCCAAGCTTTAAGATAACTCCTGGTTCAAACCAAATCTGATTGATGAACTTACCCATATGGTAATAAGAAGAAGCCATTTGACGTTTCTTAAGTAAACTAGAATGTTTATAATGCAATTCAGCTAGTATTTCATATAAAGCCATATGATATTGGCCATCGCGTACATCCGGGAAATCAAATCTTTTTTTCTGCTTATCATAGATTGGAAGAAAGTTTAACCACATGTAGTAATCACGTGGTAAATACCATGTCTTACCGTTGTTTATAAAAATACATCCTATCCGGCATTTGTTTTTTTGATCATCCCAGTATTTTCTGAAGTCTTTACTTTTAAATGGATGCATGCAGTATACCTCGCCATTCTTTTTGAAGAGTCGGGCTTGCTCATTAAAAATAAAAGAGGTTTCATCAAACTCATACTGACCAGGTTCTTTAAATAAAGGTAACAAAAAGTCAATAAACTCTTCCCGGGTATTGAATGATTTCTCCTCCCATACTCCTTCATTCCATACAGGAATGACTTCTATATCATTTTCTTCTGTAAACATTATTGGTCATATGCTAAGTCCGTACCACCTCTTGCTCTACTTTTTGTTTGCTCTTCTTCAAGATCTTTCTGAACTCCTTTAAATGATTCACGAATTGCTTGAAAGTTCTTAGCTGCCTGTACTAGAGCTGATATGTTACCATCTCTACCATGTTCAATGGTTGTATTACCCATATAGTCTGATAGATTGTCCAACATCTTTGAGATACCTTTGTATGCTCTTAGTGTTGGTGTCTCATACATTTTCTCAGCATTCTTGATAGCAAGTGTCACATGAGCATTATCCATGCTAAAATCAACTTCTAAATCAAGTAAGATAAGTTCTTCTCTTTCATGGTCCGCGATGTTAAAGTACGGATTCATTTCCGGATTAGGACAAGTCATATAAAAAATATAGGCATACACCTTAGAATAAACATCCGGTTCAGGGAATTCACTCATTATAATCTTTAACCAACTTATGTTGTAACAATGTTCAGATGGTCTCACAACTCCATCTTCTACATCAAATAGTTTTATTGTCATTTCTTTAGTTCATTTAAAATTTCCGGATTCTCTTGTATGTACTTGATCATGTTCTGAACTTCCTTTTTAAGATAAGGTAAGTCATATTGAATTACTTCAAGCACCACAGGGTCTCCGTTGGGATCAAATTTATAAACAGGATTCCCAAACTCATCCTGTCCTTCTACATCAAACTTTACATGTTCAAGTACAATCTTGCCTGGTTTTAGATTAGGATTATGCTTTAACATAATATACATATAAATTGAGAGTTGTAATGCATAATGGTTGTAATTACAGTCATCTAAATGAGAACACACATGCTTCATTTTACTTACAACTCCATTCCAGCTTTTAAAGCCTGCCGTCTTTATTTCTTTATTGGTTTTGTAGTCATATAAATCTATTATGTCAGCAATGACCTCTACTCTATCAGCTTGTCCGCATATACCTGCGGATCTTAAGAACATCATATGCTCAGGGTATATTCCCTCTGAGAGAGATTGGCTTGGTGCAAGCTTCTTATCACCATCTAGTATAGGAGCAATGATACTCAAATCTCTACCAGATCTTTGAATAGTATCACAAATAATAAGATCTTCTTCACGTTGGTTATGATACCAACTTCCAAGATTAACTGCAACCTTATTTGCTTTATCCCACTTCTCTATAATCTCTTCTTTTGAGAGACCGTACCATCTAGAGTTTTTATTCTTAGATGATTTAAGAGCCTGGCCTTCTTTGTCAAATGGTAATTTGAATAACCCAATTAAGGTAGTTACACTAATCCATTTTAATTTATCTGCGGTGTCAATGCTTTTATAGCTGTGATCTTCCGCGTTGAAGATTATACTCATGTTTTTTCTGTTCTATTATGGTTATGGCTAATTCAGCATTTTCTTTATCTTCTGAGGAGCACATCTTTTCAATGGTTTCTAATTGTTCTTCTGTAATTGCTTTTACATCAAGCAACCACTCTGCACAGTCTAGTGTATTTCTAATTTTAAAAGCATAATTGATTGCATCTAGACCTTTCATTCCAACATGCAAAGTTATTTGTCTATCGGTCTGAGGTTCAATTCCATCAGTACTGCCTAGAAAACCTAGATCATATGATTCAAGCAATTCCGTCCAATTCATCTTCTTGCTCTTCAGTTAATAACGCAAACCATCTATCATCAGGACAACCTGATGACAATGACCTTGTCTTAAATTTCAAGGAACAACCACATAAACCACAACAGGGGTGTGTACCCGGAGCCATACACTTTTTGCCTTTTACATCCTGATGTTCACAGGTGCTGCATATTTCAGATCTATGCGAGGCAACATCTTCTACAAATTCATCTCTGATAACGGAATTCTTAATTCCCTCCAGGATCTCTTTCCGGTTTTTCCAAATTGTCATTAGCTTTGAACTCATACTTTGATCTTTTGATTTGTGTTTTACGCGTTGATTCATCATTGATTATCTTATACAAGCTAGCAACCTTTTGAAACTTTTCCTCTACATCTTTCTTGATTTTCATTTGAGAAAAAGTTTCCGGGTTCTCTAGTATGTTAAGATGATTTTGATACTTCTTGTAAAGTCTATCAAGCTCATTCTTTTTAGCTTTAAATGTACCAAAGTTATGGACATGCACATTCTTGTGTTTCATGTCCACTAAACTCTTTCTTACATGGGAGTAGAAAAAGTCAATACAATCTTCTACAACTGATTTCTTTATATCAAGTTCATCAGCTGTGATTGGGATAAATTCCTTATAGCTCTTGGGATTCAATGTAGAATATTTTGTAATCTAAAACTATTGTTCCTTTTGTCTGAATTTTAAGGCCATCATTAAGCTTTATCTTCTTTCTTGATTTACCTTCTTTCTCAATTAACTGGAGCTTTTCAGCTTTAGTTAGAAAGTTTCTTACTGTTTGAGATACTTTAAAAATATTCTCATCTACAGTAAGGTTACAAAACTCAGCAAGATCACATTCACCATATACTCCCAATAATGTAAGGCAATCCAATTCTGCGTCACTGTGGGGAATTGAATTAGTAAAGCAGTGAGAGACAAGTTGATATTTAACTATGTCTCTCCTACTCATACGGATCTTCTTCTCCACTACATTAGCTTTTGCCATTATAGTTGGTTTTTGAGATTAATCTTTTTTAAGTGTTCTTGATTTGCTTTCTACAGCTTCTGTACTTGCGTTAGCTGCAGCTTCTCCGCGCATTTCTTCTTCAAATGCAGCTTGCTTTGCTATATCTTCTTCTGATGGAGCTGTAGTAAGCTGGGCTCTTCGGATGATTGCAGTTACTTGTCTTAACTGTGCTTCTGCAATTTTTGCAAGAAGATCTTCATGTTCTGCTTGAAGACTTAAAACACTAATTTTATCTTTGTAAAATTTGACAGTGTCTTTACGCATTGCTTCAATTTCCTGTGGTGTATAATCACGTTCTACTGCTTCTTGATTCTCTTGATTCATATTTGTTGGTTTGAATTAAACATATAACAAATATAATATAAAATGTTTAACTATAGCATAGTTAAAAAAAATAGGCCCTGTTAAGGCCTACTTTATTTGACATATGGAATTTGGGTATTATTTACTTTTCTTAGTCCCAGTCTTCTTTCCAGAAGGAGGGTTACCTAGCATTGCCATAGATGCTGTTTGATATACAGGAATTTGAGTAGCATCAATTTGACCACCCATTTCGTATAATCTTTTCTCTACTTTCTTAGTTGACTTTTTCATGTTATCTGTTTTTAAGACTTAAATTTAATATAGTTATCATGTAGAAGCTTCTTGAGATGTCTATTTCAATTGTTATAACATCAATAACACCTAGTCTCAATCTTAACTGAAACTTATCCCATTGTTTGTTTTTAGCTCCCCAATTATTTCTTGCTTTCATTTTACAAAGATTTAAGCATTGATATCATTTTTGGTTGAGGAGAAATATCACTCTTGTCTTTACGATAAGAATTGTGTGTATATACTCCCGGTACTGCGCTTAATGCGTTCTTAGATACTTGCCACATGTCAGCTTCATTGTACTTTAATGAGATACCATGGATCTTTCCCCAATACACTAGCAATTGTCTCACAGATTCAATCTGTGCATCTGTGTAAGCATGATAATACTTATGTCCTTTATATGGAACTGACAACTCACATACTTGATCATTAGGTACTACTCTATCTACATAGTTATAATACTTACCATCAGCTTTTTGAGTCAGTGGTCCCCAGTTACAAATCTCAATACCAATTGCTAATGGGTCAAGAGACCGGTATGGTAACGCATTTGCTCTAAAGACATCAGGTTTAATACCTAAATGATATGCCCACTTTTTAGATGA